AGTTAAATGGTTCTACGTCTGGGACACTCACAATTGCCGCTCCTGCTGTAGCGGGTACTAATACAATTACATTCCCTGCTGCGACAGACACGGTTGCAACCCTTGCCGCTACCCAGACGCTTACTAATAAGACGTTAACTAGCCCGACGATTACGGGTGCTGTTGTATCCTCAATGGGCAGCAGCGTACTTACACGAGCAACCGCGCAAACACAACCAGCATCTCCTTCGGCGGTTGCTAATGTTGACTTTATAGGCATCCCGTCATGGGTAAAACGCGTCTCGGTTATGTTCTCTGAAGTAAGCACAAGCGGAACAAGCAATTATATTATCCAGCTTGGATACGGTGCAACACCAACATATGTGACAAGTGGATATTTAGGTTCAGTAGTAGCTGGAGGAGGAACAGCAACTTCTTTTAGTACTGGATTTATGCTTAATAATGGTAGCGCAGCAACAGATGCTTATAGCGGAATTGCAACCATAACAAATATAACAGGTAATGCTTGGACTATGACAAGCGTTTTAGGCATTACAACTAACAATGCCAACCGATATGCCGCTGGAAATGTCAGCACAGTTACTGTCTTGACTGCAATCCGTATTACCACCGTAACCGGCACAGACACTTTTGACGCTGGCACTATCAACATCATGTACGAGTAACATTATGGACATCCAAGAAAGCAAACTTGCAATTGATTCAACCATAGCGACAGGTGCTATTACAATGCCGTTATGGGTTGCTCAATTGCAAGGTTGGATTGGACTTGGTATTTCTGTTGGTGGTCTTATCTTGATTGTCATGCGTATTATTATTGCTTTTAGAGATTGGCAAAAAAGGCAATAAATGGACCCGTTTACGATCCTCGCTGGCGCACAGGCCATCTATAGCGGCATAAAGTCAATGACCGACAATGCCCACGACGCTATAGATGTTGCAGAGCGCGTAGGATCGTTATTTTCTCGTGTTGCTCAAATTGTGCAATTAACTTCTACAAACAGGAAAAAGACACTTTTCCAAAGCCAATCTGATTTTGAAGCTGAAGCAATCAAGATGTACACGTTGCGGCAGAAAGCCCAACAACTACAACTTGACTGTAAAAACCTTTTTATTGGAACTTACGGGCCACAAGCGTGGGCAGGAATTCAAAAAGAGATAATTGAAATGAAAAAGGAAGCGGTACGTCAAGCCGCTGCTGCTCAAAGAGAAGCAGAAGAACGCCGTGCAGAGCTTATCATGGGCGCGTGGATGTTCTTGGGCGTCATCGTTATGGCTCTTGGCCTTGCACTCTTTGTTTACTTCACGGCGCACAAATGAAGTACCTGTTGGCGGTTGCATTTTTGGTCCTGTCAGGATGTGAGGACCGTTACCGTTACCCGTGCCAAGACCCTAAAAATTGGGATGCCGCTGAGTGTAACCCACCTATTTGCACCGCCTCTGGAACCTGTTCCGCAGACACCCTCAAGAGAAACCCGTGCGGGGCCGTGCCGAGATGAGGATCAGAGAAGATGAACTTCACGCACTGCTTCAATTCATCATTGGCATCAGCCTGTGCTTGACGCTTACGGGAACGGTGTTTGCCGTGCTGTACAGCCTGATATTTGTGGTGCAGCCGATAGATGGACAAGCACCAAACGACCAAGAATTTTTTAAGTTAATCGCGCCTATTGCTACGTTCCTGACGGGAACTCTTTCAGGAATTATGTTAGGATCAAAATCTACAGGAGGTAAAGACGATGGACCTACTTAAAAACTTTGGAAGTCTGATTGGGTCTGTTGCACCAACTTTGGCAACAGCCTTGGGCGGACCATTAGCTGGCATGGCAACAAAAGCATTGTCTCAGGCACTGTTGGGCAATGAGGACGGCTCTGACGATGATATTCAGGCCGCTCTACGCACTGCATCTCCTGAGCAACTTGCGTCTGTCAAAAAGATTGATGCTGATTTTAAAGTAAAAATGAAGAGCCTCGATATTGATCTTGAACGCATTGCGGTGGACGACCGTAAGTCGGCTCGGTCGATGCAAACTGAAACCCGCGATTTTATCCCAAGGCTCTTGGCGGTATCAGTGACCGTTGGTTTCTTTGCCATCCTGATTTACATGCTTGTCTATGGCTTACCAACAACAGGAAACGAGGCATTGTTGCTTCTTCTTGGAGCATTGCAAACAGCGTGGGGCGGTATCATCGCTTTCTATTTTGGCTCGTCGTCTGGTTCTCAAAAGAAAGACCAGATGATTTACAATTCCACACCCAAGGAGTAACCCATGAAAGACAACTTTGAAGAGTGCCTAGCTCATATTTTGAAATCGGAGGGGGGATTTGTGAATCACCCTAAAGACCCCGGTGGAGCAACAAATTTAGGAACCACCAAACGCACTTGGGAAGAGTGGGTAGGACACGAGGTAACAGTAGATGACATTAAAGCCCTCACAATTGCCGATGTCGCCCCGCTCTACAAAGCGCGGTACTGGGACAAGTGCCGCTGCGATGACCTCCCGCATGGGGTGGACCTTGCTGTTTTTGATCTGTCTATTAATTCTGGCCCTACTCGTGCCTCCAAGTTTCTTCAAAATGCTTGTAATGTGGTCGCTGATGGGGCTATCGGACCTGCTACACTTGCAGCGGTAGCACAGATGAACCCTCGTGAATTGGCAACTAAAATTTGCGATGCAAGACTGGCTTTCTTGCAAGCACTGCCAACATGGAGTACGTTTGGCAAAGGTTGGGGCCGTCGAGTAGCAGAAGTTGAAAAAACGGCTTTCAACATGGTTGGGTAAGAGGTCACCGTCATGGATTATGATACTTATAAAAAGCAAATCTATGTCATGGCGGGTTACACAGTCGATCCAGTAACTGGGTTGATAACTGATTATGACCAAAACTATCTGACAATTTTGCCAGAGATGATTACGTATGCTGAATTGAGAATGCAGCGTGATCTGGATTTTTTGTCTACCCAATCGTCTACGACAGCATATAGCTTGACGGCAAACAATAATACTCTGTCGATACCAACAAGTGCTTTTGTAACGCTGCAAACAATTCAAGTTAATGATGCTTCTGGTCCAACGCCGCTTTTGCCAACAACAAAATCTTTTTTGCAGAATGTTTGGCCTAATGTTTCTGGCGCAGCAGTGCCTCAATATTTTGCTGTATACGGTGGCGACAGTGCTACAGCAGGTCAAACATCTCAAAACATAATTTTTGGGCCTTGGCCTGACAGCAGTTACAATCTTACTCTGACGGGGACGATCCGTTCTGAAACTCTGTCAGACACAAATACGACGACCTTTATCAGTGTGTATTTGCCTGATTTGTTTATCATGGCGTCTATGATTTACATGAGTGGGTATCAGCGTAATTTTGGTCGAGCAAATGATGATCCGCAAATGGCGATCACATATGAAAGCCAATACAAGTCCTTGTTAATGTCAGCAACGGTTGAAGAATTCCGTAAGAAGTTTGAGGCCGCTGCGTGGTCTTCAATGTCACCTGCTCCTGTCGCATCACTCACAAGGGGATAAAACATGCCTCATGGCAGTGTAAAAATTATCCCCGGCGTTGATACGACAAGAACTCCTGCTTTAAATGAAGCTGCGATTTCTGAAACTAATTTGATTAGGTTTTTGCCGGATCGGAATGGTCTTGGATTGCCTCAAAAGTTAGGCGGCTGGGTAAGGTTTTTTAGTGGACAATTTGTTTCACCAATACGTGACCTTCACGCTTGGCAAGATTTGAATGAATTTAAATGGTTGGCGGTAGGTGCTGAATTAAGTCTAAGTGCTATTTATAATAGTACCCAAACAGTGATTACGCCAGAATTTTTATCCTCAGATGCGGCTCCTGATTTTTCAATTGGCGGTGGCCTTCTCTTAGGTGAAGGAACTAACGTCGATAATTTTATAATAACAGAAAGCACAACGCCAGCTTTGGATGGGCTTGAATTAAAAGTTGCTCAAGGCGGGAACATCGTAACAATCGTTGACGTTGGAAGCGATGTAGCTTTAACCGACATTGTCTATATTAAAACGCCTGTAGCAGTTGGTGGCGGCATTGTTTATGGAACATACGCAATTTATGCCAGAATTGATAATGATACATATCAAATTCAAGTTGCTTTTAATGCTACGGAGAATGTTGAAAATGGTGGCGCAGTACCCCTATTCAACACAACATCTTCAAGTTCATTTGTCACAGTTACATTAGCTAACAATGGTCAATCAGAAGGTGACACCGTAGCATTTTTAGTACCCACAACTGTTGGCGGAATTACAGTTTACGGGGAGTATCTTGTTTATAGCGTGATTGATGTAAACCAATTCACCATTGCCGCAACAAATGTGGCTACGTCTACAACCAGTGGGTACATGAATGGTGGGGATGTAAGTTTCTATTATTTCCTAGACCTCGGTGCTGGTTCTGGATACGGTCGTGGTGGTTACGGGCAGGGCGGCTACGGAACAGGTGGTTCTGCACGAGTCGGGACAAAAATTGAAACAACTGATTGGTATTTGGATAATTTTGGTCAAATATTAATTGCAAATCCGCATGGTGGCGCAATCTATTATTGGCAACCAAATGGACCATCTAGAACAGCTTTAGTGCTTAAAAATGCTCCCGTAGCTAATAACGGGGTATTTGTTGCAATGCCACAACGACAAATTATAGCTTTTGGTTCAACATTTAACGGTTTGGTTGATCCTCTTTTGGTGCGTTGGTGCGATATAAACAATCCTGAAATTTGGAACGGTCAGGCAATCAATCAAGCTGGCTCGTATGTAATACCTGAAGGAAGCAAAATTGTTTCAGCTATCCAAGCTCCACAACAGGCAATTTTGTGGACTGACCAGTCAGTATGGTCGATGCAGTACATTGGTCCACCTCTTGTTTACGCATTTAACAAAATTGGTACGGGTGTTGGCTCTATATCGCCTAAAAGCGTTGGACTGATGAACAATGTTGTTTATTGGATGTCGGAATCGCAATTCAATTTGCTTTCAAGCAATGGTGTTCAAACAATTGCGTGTCCTGTTTGGGACCAAGTATTTCAAAATTTGAATGAAAGCATTGACGAGTATGGTAACAAGTACACAGATCGGATCAGGTGCGCCACCAATAGTCAATTTGGTGAAGTAACTTGGTATTACCCTTCTGCAAATTCCACTGAAAATGATTCATACGTAAAATATAATACGCAGCTTCAGCAGTGGGATTACGGAACTCTTTCAAGGACAGCTTGGGTGGATCAGTCCGTTCTTGGATCACCAATCGGATCAAGCTCGGATGGTTATCTGTACCAACATGAAATCGGGTACAATAATGGCGACACCGTTATGCTGTCGTCCTTCAAGACAGGTTATTTTGCTATATCAGAAGCTGATCAACTTTTGTTTGTTGACCAAATTTGGCCTGATATGAAGTGGGGTACTCTTGATAGCGCACAGACAGCAGAAGTGAACATTACGTTTTACGGAACAAACTATCCGGGTGACACCCCTATCGTATACGGTCCGTTTACAATGACACAGGCAAAACAGTATATACAAACACGCATTAGGACACGCCTATTGGCAATTGAAATATCTTCAAATGCTGAACAGCTTGATTCCTTCTGGCGTATGGGTAACGTCAGATATCGTTTCCAACCTGATGGAAGGTTCTAACTTTGGCTAGTTTAGATGATATCCTGACAACACAGAAAAACGGCGTTCAAGGCATCAATAGCGTTGCTGACACGCAATTATTTCTGGCTGGGAAACAAAGTTTTAAAGAAATAAACACATCAACTGTTGTGAAAACAACTGCTGGGTGGGTAGCTAGAGTTTATGTTTTTCAAGCTGGTGATGATGTTGGCACGATCTATGACGCAGCATTAACAAGTACAGCAATAACTGGTGTGCGTGTTGCTTTGATTAACAATGTGGTTGGTCTTCAAGAAATATTTATGCCTACCGCAACTGGTATTGTCGTAACGCCGAGTAACGGCATGATTGTAACAGTATCGTATAGTTAGGAAACATCATGCCACTGGTTCAAGGTAAGTCCCAAAAATCAATATCGTCAAACATCCGAGAGCTTTCTAACACGGGCCATCCGCGAGATCAGAGCATTGCTATTGCTTTGAATGTTGCACGATCATTGAACAAGCCAAAGCACAAGGCAGATGGCGGTTCTATGATGGGTGTTGGCTTTTTTGCTAAGGGTGGGGTTACAAACCAGAAAAAAGTTCACACTGGTGCTATTCAAAGCGCAGTGGCGGGTAGGACTGATCATCTACCAATGCATGTTCCTGAAGGTGCTTATGTCATCCCTGCCGACATTGTATCGGCGTTGGCTGAAGGTAACACCCAAGGTGGGTATAAAATTTTAGACAGGATGATTGAACAATTCCAAGATGATGGAGAATATTCTCGTGGTGGAGAAGTTCCAATCGTTGCGGCTGGTGGTGAATATGTAATACCTACTCATGCAGTTGCAGGGTTTGGAAATGGAAATGTGGATCAAGGTCACAAAATCTTGGATGAGTTTGTGAAAAAAATACGCAAACAGACCATTAAAACTTTGCAAAAACTTCCCGGCCCAAAAAAGGATTGAGAATTTAGCATGGAATTACTTATTAAAACTAAGCGTGTACGTCTTTCAAAGAGCAAGCGTATGCGTATGAATCAGCCTCCAAAAGTTACTACGGAAGCTGTTGTGCGTGTTGGTCAGCCAGAAGATGAAGATGGCGTCATGGTTTTGGCCCGTCTGATCCATAAAGAGATTGGAATGTTTAATATTGATGAGGACAAAGGATTAACTCAAATCCGTCCTGCATTGAGAAAAGAACATGGTATTGTAGGCGTGATCGGTAAGAAGGATAACCTTGAGGGTTTCATCCTGTTGCGTGTTTCAACCAATTGGTACAGCCCAAAGCCATTTTTAGAAGAAATGTGCGTGTTTGTGCATCCTGACTATCGCAATGCGGTTGATTCAAGAGTTAGAAAGCTATTGGATTTTTCTAAAAAATGTTCTGACGAGTTGCAAATGCCACTGATGATTGGTGTTTTGTCAAATCAGCGGACTGATGCTAAAGTGAAATTCTACCAGCGTACTTTTGGCGACCCCGCAGGTGCATTTTTTATATATGGTGCAAAAACTGGTCAGTCTGAAGAACCTGATACTAGACATTAAGGAGACGGGCCGTGGGTAGCAAGGGTAGCCAAACATCAACCTCAACGTACAAGCCTCCAAAAGAGGTAATGGATAATTACAGGTACGTTACAGACCTTGCTAAACAAGTGGCTGCAACTCCTTATGAAAGATATAAAGGTGAGCTTGTTGCCGGAATGACGCCAACCCAAATGGCTGGCATTCAGAACGTAAACCAAGCTCAGGGAATGGCTCTTCCGTATTATCAAGAAGCTACTTCACTCGCGTCAGATGCGGCTACTGCGGGTGATACAAGGAATTTCAAGCAAAGCGACATTGATACTTATATGTCTCCTTATTTGAATAATGTCGTTGGTAGCACGATGGCTAACCTTGAGGAGCAGAATAAGCGTCAACGGCAAGACCTTGTTGGGACAGCTATTTCTCGCGGGGCATTTGGGGGTGATCGGGGCAAAATTGCAGAAGCAGAGTTGAACCGTCAGCAGGGTCTATCTACTGGCAAGACACTGAGCGATCTTCTTCAAGGTGGTTATAGTCAGGCTTTGGGTCAATTTAATCAGGGCATCGCCAATAAGTTCACTGGTGCTGGTCAGATAGCTGGATACGGCACAGGCGCACAACAGTCCGTCCTTCAAGGCGCACAGGCTCAGATGGCTGCTGGAGCGCAACAACAGGCTGTACGTCAAGCACAAGACACTGCTAATTATCAGCAGTTTCAACAACAACAGGCTTATCCGTTCCAAACATCGCAATACTTGGCTAACATTACTCAGGGTATTGGCGCACAGTCCGGCGGCACAAGCACTCAGACCCAACCCGGCCCAAGCATGGGTGGTCAGGTTCTTGGTTTTGCAACAGCAATGGCAGGTATGCCTTGGTCTGATATCCGTCTGAAAGAGAATGTCGGCGTTATCGGTAAGACCTTTGATGGTCAGCCTATCTACAAATACAACCTTAAAGGTCAAGAACAGACCCAAATTGGTTTGATGGCTCAGGACGTTGAAAAGCGTAACCCTGATGCTGTTCATCAATATAAAGGGTTCAAGAAGGTTGATTATGATGCAGCTACACATGATGCTGAAAAGCGCGGACACTTTGCGTTTGGTGGTGTAGTCCCTCGCTACGCTGATGGCGGCAGCATCAATGATATCATCCAGAGCCTTCAGGATTATCAAGAGCCGGGTGCTACACCTTTGCCATATGGGCAGTACGGTGCGCCTTACGGTTCTAATAAATCACCAATCTTTCCAAAAGAAGCACTCAAGGGATTGGGCGGGATGGGTCGTGGTCAAACACCTGCGGGAGCGGAGGAGAATTACATTCCTCGTGCGCCTAGGATTCAAGAACAGGAAAGTCCTGTCGATGCTTTGAAAAAAGGTCTACAGGCTATGTCTCCTGCCCAGACAGCCAACCTTAAATCTAACATGGGTTCTCTTGGCCTTGGTAGTAAGGGTAAGACGCTGTACACGGCTCCTATTGGGCCAAGCTCTACTGGCGATCCCATGCAAGCAGGTCTTGTCTCTAAAAAAGACGAGAGCGTACTTGAGCATGGCTTGAACTATTTGTTTCCGTCATTGTTTAAAAATCATGGCGGCGGTGTTGTTGGTCGCAATCACTATGAAGATGGTGGCGCACCTACATACAAAGTACAACCGCAAAATGTTGAAGATATGCCTCAATATCAACAGGCATTACTACAAGCAATTTACGGCCCTGAGAGCGGCGGCAGATACGACATTATGCAGGGCGGAAAAGAAACTTTTGATACTTCTGGGCCTCACCCTAATCGTGTAGCTCAAGGTGGAGAAAGCACTGCTGCTGGAGCAGGTCAGTTCATCAACAGCACTTGGAATGATGTTACTGGCGGTGCGCCAATGACAAAACCTTATCAAGATGCAGCAACATTGGCATTAGCTAAACGCGATTTTAATAGGCGTACAGGACAAGATTTAGACACTGTGTTGCAAGAACAAGGCGTAACACCAGATGTTTTAAAAGCACTGTCTCCTACTTGGGTAGCACTTGCTAATAAACCTGCTTCAGGAGCGGTTGCAGCGGGTGATATGAGCCGTGGTCCGGGTCTTGTGCCTCCAGATGGAGAAGCACAGCCCAGCAGCCTGTTGGAGCGCGTTACAGGCATGAAACTGTCTGAAGAGGCGCGTTCAGGTCTTCTGGCTGCTGGCCTTGGCATGATGGCGTCACGTTCACCGTTCATGGGCGTTGCTATTGGTGAAGGCGGTCTTGGTGGCTTGCAGACGTATTATAATGCGTTGGCTAACAAACGGGCTGGCGAGAAGCAACAAGCTGAAACTGAAGTTGCAAAACGCACAGTTGCAGTTTCTGAAGCTGGCGTTCCAATTGAACGGCAACGTGTTGATATTGATCAGAAAGCTAAAAATCTTGAAGCGTACAAGTTTTGGATTGCTTCATTTGTACCAGTGCCACAAAAAGATGGTAGCATATTATACCGTGATCAATCAGGCCAATTGATAGATGAAAAAACATACCGTGAAAGAATTTCTTCTGCTTTAAACTCATTGGGGTTGGCTCCCTTTGAAGTGAGCACACCAAAATCTAATACATCTACGACTGCCGCAGACTCAGCACTGGGAGGTGTCAATAAACCAACTACTGAAGCTCCTACCGCAGGTGGCGTTGTTCCTTCTGCTGTTGAGCCTCCTAAAGAAGTTGTTCAATCTGCTCCTAAATTTGTCAGGGAAGAAGATTTATTAAATCCTCCGCTTGCGGCAGCTAAAGTTGGTACACAAACAGAAAACGTGCCTGTCAATACACCTAATGAAAAAATGGTTATTGATGCGGACAACCCTACTATTCTTGACAGACTTGCTAATGAACAAATGAAAATTATGAAAACATATGAAGATCGTGGTTTAACTGCACCACCTTCTGCCAAAACTTTGTATGATTCATATGTTGCAAGAAGAACGGCAATTCTTGAAGGAAAACAACCTGTTGAATTTAAAGACGGTACGGCAGGAATATATCCTGCTGTAAAAGAAGCTAAACTTGCTGAAACGGCAGAAACAGAAGCTGCTAAAGCTCTACGAGGTCAAGGAGATAAAATTTTAGCAGAAGCTAACGCAAGTCGCTCGGCAGCATATTCAATGCAAATGCGTTTGGATGGCATGAGAGAATCTATCAAACAACTTCCTGAAGAAGGATGGTTATCACTGGGATATATGGCTCCAGAAAGATTAGAAGTTGCTAAAGGGATAAATTTCTTTGGAGCATTTTTGAAAGATTTTACGGGGCGGGAAATTTATGCACCAATTGATCCTCAAGCACTAGGTGCGGCTGAAGATGTATTCAAAAATACGTTTAAACTTGCTACTGATATGGCACAGCAATTGGGTCGCGAGCCGGGGTTCATTTTGGAGAGAATTCAACAAGCTAATCCGGGTATTGAAAATTCAAAAATGGGCTATGATCGCATTGCCGCAGGTATGCAAGCTACAGCTCAATACGCAATTGAAAAAGCTAATTTTCAAGAAAAATGGTATGACGACCATAAAGGTAACATGAGCGGTTCTGAAACGGCTTTTCACGAGGCCAACCCGCCTGAGAAATATATTAGACTTGCTATTGTATCGACGATTCCACCTGAAAAAGTAGAAAAATTTGTAAACTATGCTACAAAATTTAAAGGATATGATCTTTCTAAAGCTAAAACTATATTTGACAAAGAATATGGTAAAGGTGTTTCTGACATAGTATTGGGTAAATAAGATGGTTGATCCTGTCCAATTGCAAGAACCAGATGAAGTTTTTTCTCTGTCTAGTCCTAAGCAGCAAACTGCTCCATCTCTTGCTATGCCAGATGAAGAATTTGTTTTGTCTCCCAGCAAAGCAGCACAGCCACAACCTCAAACCCAATTGTCACCTGCTGAAGCGGAACACGCTGCACGGGTTCAAGCTATGCGTTCAAAAGCAGCGGAACAGGTTGGTAAGGAAAGTTTTGTTCCGGCAATGACGCCTGACATATATAACTTTCCTATCATTGGCGCACCGATTGAAAAAGGTCTGGCTTATGCGGGTGCTGCTCTTGGCGCGGGAGAAGGCGACACTGTAGAGGAAAGATACAGAAACCAAATTGCTCTTGAAGAAGCCAAGAGAGCAGAAAGACAAAAACAAAGTCCGACCGCATCCAAATTTGCTACTGCTCAAGAAATTGCAACTGGCGTTGTTGCTCTTCCTGAAATTGGAATTGAAGCAGGGCTAGTAAAATTGGGATCGGCTTTTCCTAAGATTGCGACAATCTTTGGCAGAACAGCAGAGTCTTTAGTTTATGGTGGTGCTGATGCAGCCTCCAAAGCACCCCCCGGCGCAACAACTGAAGACATGGTGGCAAGAGCAAAAGAATCAGTTGTTCCATCCTTGATAGGCGTTGCAGCATCTCCTTTGGTTCAAAAAGGATTTAATATTGTAGCAAACAAATTTGGTCGTACTGCTGTTGATTCTGCTGGAAATTTAACGCCAAAAGCAATTTTAGCTGCAAAAGAAGCGGGTTTGGATGACAATGCAATTGCTGACCTGAAGGATTTGCTTGTTGAGCAATTTACAAGCAAAGGCGTAACTCCAGCAGCAGCCAGAGAAGCGCAGTTTGCTGAATTTGGCGTCAAACCAACACTTGGGCAAGCGACACAAGATGTTGCCCAAATTGGCAAAGAATCTAAAATACCAATAGAAGATTTTAGAGCATCTCAAATTGATGCAGTCAGTGAAGCTGAAAAGAAATTGATTGGTTCACCATATGTAGGTGAGGCGGGTGAAATTCCAACACAGGCCGCTATCGATGCCCAAAAAGCATTAGCAGCAGGTGCTGGAAAAGCTAAGGGAGCCGCTGAAAAGAAATATGAAGAATTTGGTAAATCCAGTGGGCTTCTTGCTCCTCAAGGATTAGCTGATTTTTCATTTAAAGTTAAAGATGCAATTCCATTTGAATTGCGTCCCAGAAAAAATATGCATCCTATTTCTTCAGACGCTTTAAACATCATTTCTGATGAAATTGATGCTATTGGTGCAAAAGCATTGGCAATAGGCCCACAAATGCCAAATCCCATATCAACTTTGCAGCATTTAGAAAACGTCAGGAAGCTCTTAAATCAAAATTACATAGCTGCTAAACAAAGTGGTGAGCTTGGTAATTATTCTGCTGTTATCAATTCATTTGATAATGAAGTTGAAAAATTGGTTAATAGTTTGCATTTCTCTGGCGATCCAGATGCACCAAAACTGATCAAAGAAGCTCGGCAGTTGTGGTCGCAATATAAAAAGACTTATGGCGTCCGTCATGGAAAAGATGACGCCGGAAAAATGATTGACA